CGTCGTTCATGATTTATCGCTCCTTCGCAAAATAGCCCGAGGCGTATGCCCCGGGCTTGGAATGATTCCGACTATTAAGACGTCTTGACGGCGATGACTTCATACGTGACCGGCGTCTTGCCCTCTTCTTGAGCGACGACGGTCAGCTTCTTGCCGGTGTTGAGCGCCAGCGTGACCGCCTGCGACGCCACACCGCTCGTCAGCGTCTGCATAAACACGCCATCGACGTAAAGCTTCAGCGTATGGTCTGCGGCTGTAGCCGTGAGCGTCACACTGGTAGCCGAGACACCGCCGAACGTGTAGTTTTGCTTGCCCGCAGCGAATGCCGGCGAGAGCGTGCCGCCAGTGCCCGTCAGCGACAATGCCGAGAGCCCCGTGCTCGCCTCGGTGCCAAGCACCGGCTGCCCGCTGACCTTGATCGTCGCCTCGAATCCGAGGAGCTCGTCCAACTCGGCATTGCCAAGGCTCAGCGCCGTCACGACGCCGTTGAATACCCAACTCGCGCCGATCTCAGCTGGGAAAATGATCTCGAATGCCGTCTCGTCGCCGGACTCGAACGCTGCGTCGAGCGCGAGTTGCCCCGCGCCGAGCTCCAGATAGCCGGAGATCGCCACCTCGCCACCGTCCTTGAATCCGCCGGTAAACTCGCGGTATCCGCCTGTGCTGTCGAGCGTCGTCTTGTCCAGCGTCTCCGCCGACTTGCTCGGCGCGCCGATCGACGTCAGCCCGGCGATGAAATCCGTGCCGATCTTCAGTTTCGTACCTACCGATCGCCTCAAACCGATCTACCTCCCTCAGAAATAAACTTCAAAATCAATCAGGCAACGCCAAAGCTGCGGCTTATCCTCGTAAAACTCCCGCGGCTGCTCGTATGTCAGCGACTGGATAAACGGCCCGTCCGTGCCGATCGCTCGGCGCTCCATTCCCACGAGTAGGTCGACCACAGCAGCGGTGACGGCGCGCATCTCGTTGTAATCGTCGCCGATTACATTGACCTCGCCGCTGACCGTCTTCCCCGCCTGGTAGCCGTCCATCGTCTTCGTCCGCAGCCCTTCGCTGGATACGAAAATGACGTACGGCGTGCCGCCGTTCCTGTTGGCCTCCGGAGCGGCGAGCGGGTACACCCGGCCGCCCAGGGCCGCGATCGTCTTCAGCTCCTGCGCCATTGCTGCTTCGAATGTCATGCCCGCCCACCTCGCTTTCGGAGTACCTTGTCGACTTCCTTGCCCGTGACCTCGAGGATCTTCTTCTCGATCACATCGGCGTTGTCCACGAGCGCATTCCTCAAGAATCGATATCCAGGAATATAGCCACCATCGACGGTAAGAAATCCGTATTCCTGCGATGCAGGATAGTACGACCGCTTCCCGTTCTTCGAAATCCCCACGAAGATATCGTTCTTGGCCGGGTCCATCATGACGTCGTAAACGGCGCGGCCGGCTACCGTTTTACGCTCCTTTTTGATGACGATGCCGCCTTGAAGGTCACCGTCGTCGACCGGAGCGTTACGCTTCGCGGCCCGCATCGCGATCGTGCCGCCAGCGCGCGCCGACTTCGTCGCCACCGTCTGCGGCACGCGGCCGAGCTGCTTGAACGTCCGCTCGAGATCGTCGAACCCCTTCAGATCGCTGTTTCGGCGCGCCATTATTGTCGCTCCTTACACATGAGCTGAAGCTCTCGCTTGTCGAGGTTCGGGTGAATAATGTGCAGGATCTCGAATTCGAGGCCGCCGTGCCGCACGATCATCGTCCGGTTGATGCCCTCGCGATACCGAATCCGGATCCTCGTCGTGACGACGGCGGACTCGCGGAACGCTGCGAAGAATTCCTGACCGCGCAACGGCTCGATGGCGGCCCATACCTTGCAGACCTCGGACCATGACTCCACCGGCCCGCCGTATTCGCCCGTCGATTCCTCGCTCCGTAGGATCGTCACGCGCTTGTCCAGTCGGTTCACGAGCAGCGTCATGGAGTCGTCTCCTCCTCCGGTGGCGTGTAGGCGTTCTGCAACTGCGTCATGATCGACTGGATCGTCATCCGGATCTTGTCCGACGGTTTCACGCCGATCAGGTCCCGGTTCTCGTACCAGTCCGCTACGACGACAAGGCAGTACAGCCTCGCGAGATGATTGGTCTCATCGAACGCTACCTCGGCAGCATTGCCGAGGTAGCTCTCGGCCGCGTCGATCAGCAGCTGAATGATCGGATTCTCGTCGTCACCGTCAACGCGGAGCCAAGTCTTCGCTTCACTGAGCGTCAGAATCGCCATCAGCTTCAGCGCCTTTCTTTTGCCGCTTCTTCCCAGTCGTTGTGGATCCGCCGGCGCCTTCTCCCGCATCGAGGAAGCCTTGCTCAGTCAGGTATTGCACGCGCGCATCGTCTGTGCTCTCGTACTCATCGCCGACGTTGTAGCGCTTCATGTCCTGAAGTCGCTCGCGGAAATTCCTGATTACCTTGGGCATTGCTTTGCACCCCCCGGATGACAAAAAAGGCCGGGGTTAGCCGGCCCTCGTCGTCAGTATTTTCCTTACGGCGCCGGCGAGAGGTCGATCTCGCGGAACACTGCAGCGTCTGCGTCCCAACCGACGTAATCATCTCGGATAATCGTGCGCAGCTCCGTCGTGTCGCGGCGCCATGCGTCGCCGCCTTCTTTCGTGCTGGCAAGCTCGAAGAACCGACGGTTGAACACGACCAGCAGCTGCTTCAGGTTACCGATGTACAGCGGCGCGTAATCGTTGACCGCATCCGTCGGGAGCAGACGGTTCGAAACCACTTCGATCGGGCGGCCCTTGAACAACTTCCGGCCCGGTTGCGTGATGTCGTCGTTCAGGATCGGCTTGCCGTTGCCGTCCACTTGGTTGTCGAGCCAGTTGAAGCCGTCCTGGTTCGTCAGCAAGATCGCGGAGCGGCTGAGCGCCGGGTCGAGCGCTACGTTCAGCGCCGTGTTGATCGCCTTCCAGTCCGTGATGACCGTCGACGTCATGGCAGCGAGGAACTGGAGAATGTGGTAGCTACGGGTGTACGCCGCCTTCCGCCCGATCCAGTTCGTCACGTATGCGAGCAGGTTCGCGTCGTTGTCGGCGAGAAGCTCGTTCGTAAGCGGCAGGTAGCCGGCGCGCTTCTTGACCTTGTAAGAAATCGGCGTGAACTTCGGGTTATCCGTCGCCGCGATCGTGCCGTACTCGTCAACCGTCGCGAACGGCGTCATGTCAGCGTCCGACTCCAGGACGCGAGAACCGGAGAGCGTGTTGACGTTCTCGATCGTCACGTATTGGCCGAGGTCTCCCCACTCACGCATAATCGTGTTGATCTGCGTCTGGATGTCCTGCGGGATGACGATGCCCACATCGCCGTCGGCGATCGCCGGGTTCGTCTCGCCCTCGTTCATGACGGCACGCTTCTCGTATTCGCGAATAACGCTGCGCTGTTCGGACGAAATACCGCGACGACGAAGAGCCCGGAGCACGATGCCCGTGTACTCTGCCTCGAGCTCGCGCATTTCCTTCTCCGGCACGTTACCGTCATCGTTCAGCTCCCGGCCGCCGAGGCCGCGGGCTTCCGTGTCCTCTAGCTCGCGCTGCAGATCCACCTTCGACTGCAGCGAGCGAACTGCGTCCATCTTGTCCTTCGCTTCTTGCGTCTTATCCTGTGCGAGCAGCGTGCGGACTTCCTGCTTCATCGTGTCCAATTGCGCCAACATAGCGCGAAGTTCTTTCGTCACTCTTACCACTCCTTAGGGTTAATTGGGCAAAACAAAAGCTCAACCGAAAAGGTCGAGCTCGAGGAGAATCTTCTCTTGTTCGTACTTGTCAGCGGCGCGCTGCTCGGAGGCTTTGAATTCTTCCAGACTGCGGGCCTCCGCGGATACTTCATTCGCCGGATATGCTGGGAAGGCGACCGGGCTAATTTCGTACAGCTCCGCGTTCAGGATGGAGCGCTTGTAGATCTTCGTCTCGCCGCGCTTTTCAGAGGACCACTTATCCTTGGTCACACGCATCCCGAAGGAAACGCCGTCGACGTCGCCGCGCTGGATCAACTCCCACGCATCGTTCCCGACCGATGTGTTCGGGATATCGAGCTCGAACCGTAGTTCTTTCGCTCCGTCGAAGACCCGGAGCGTTCCGGATTTGGTATTCCCGAGCACCTGGGCGGTGTCGTGACTCCAAAGCCCGACCACGCCGCGCGACGCGAGACTCTCAGAAAACGCCCCGGAGGCGATCTGCTCCACGATCGTGTCGCCGTACCAGTCCCGCATGTCAGCGGAATCCGTGTCGTACTTGATCGCGCCGGTGATGGTTCGCTTTCCGTCGTCGCCTTCGGCGGCGCGGACCTCAAGCGTTACCGGCAGCGCCCGGATTTCCTTCTCCTGCGTCGTCTTCTTCTCCTTTGCCAGTTCCATCACCCCCTTTCCCTTGGTATGCCGTGCCGGCCATCGTAATCGGCACGACGCTGCCGTTCACGAGGAGCTGATCGCCGCCTTCCATCGGCGGAAGCTCCTCCTTCGCGCGCGCTTCGTTCGGCGCGAGGAAGCCGCCCT